CTATCCATTGCTTCATTAACCACCACATCTCACTTCTACGGTTGATGTACTGCTCTGGTTTCATTGCCTTGCCACCAAACGGTATTTCGATTACGTCATAATCCAACTGCCTTAGTCTGTCGATTACACCACTACCTGCACCTGCGTCACAGAACACAGCATCTGGGTCATGCTCCTCTATCAGGTTGGCTACTCTGGCAGCCAGTTCCATGTTGTCTATACCTCGATATACAACTGGTTTGAATGCTTGCCTACCTTGCCTACGGAACACTACAGAACGATCATCACCAAACCTTGCAGGGTCGATACCTAGCACTACTGGTGACAATCTGACATGGTCTTTTTGGTATGTTCTCTTGGCTGCATCTTCGGTATCTGCTAATGCGATTAACTGGTCATCACCTTGAGCAGAAAAGTCACATAGATATTCTCTGGCAAATGATGTCTCACTCATATCACGCTTGAGACGAGTTACCTCATCTGGGTGCAAGCTATCTGTGTCGAATACTGTGTACCTTGAAGCCGTCCATCCGTCCTCGTCTATGGCCTTGTAATACAGTTCTGAAAAGAGATTAATACCACTCGGAGTTCCTATAAAAATAGACCACCCTAGACGGTCAGAAAGGGCAGGTTGCACTATGTCTGTCCAAAGCTCATTTTTCAACTGGGCTACCTCGTCCATGACTATGCCGTCAAGTCGCAGACCTCGCATCGCATCGGGGTTATCACCTCCAAACAATCTGATGATCGCTCCATTATGTTTAAACCTGACCGATAGCTCACCCTCGTTGATGTCGATTACAGAAGTTCTACGCAATGGTTCTATCTTCTGCTTCAACCTAGCCCATGCGATGGCTTTTGCTTGGCGAAGGAAGGGGGCAACATAGACAAACATGGCTAGTTCCTTGTCTGTCTTCATGGCCTTGTCAATTAACTCCATGATGGCCAGTTCTGTCTTACCTGATCGCCTGTGTAATGCGTAGACGCTAAACCTTTGTTTCTTTAGATGGCATTCTCTCTGCCAAGTCCGAGGTGTGTAATCAAGCTTTATTAACGGTTGTTTCACGTTTGCGGAACGCCTGTTGAGATGTTCAGAGATATAGATCCACCTGCTTCAACTCCTACCTTTTCTCCATACTTCTTAGGATTCCATTTGGCTAACAACTTGAGCCTTGCTTCTACCCTGTTCTTCTGCATCTGAACAGCAGCAGGGTCTAGTCTTGTATTGCCCTCAGAACCGCACAAAGGAGGAGGAGCATCTATTATCTCCAAACATTCTTCTGCAATAGCATCAGCCCCCATATCTCGTGCGTGTGCGAAGCGTGCGATAAAGTCTCCATCATCTTTCTCCAACCAGTTATAAATAGTTCTCCAGTTTGGTTTATTTTTTAACCGACAGTAAGACCTTAAAGTATTACCATGAGCAATCCAATCTATAATTTCATTTACTATTAAAGGATCAGGTTTCTCTGTAGGCCGTCCTAGTTTTGTAGATTGTTTTCCAACGGTCTGGAGTTTGCCCCCTGATTTGGTATTTCGCAATTTTTGCAATTGTCCCCCTTGGTAAAGAAAAAATAATACTAAGAGTGCCGTAACCTAAACCTTCTTCCCTCAATTCTCTAATAGCATCAATAACTTGATCACTAATACTGGAATTATGATGAGAAGAACCGATACGGTAGCCTAGATCATTAACAGCAATGTATTCTCTAGTAACCTGAGTAATTGCTGTCATTAATTAATAATAAATTATTCAAAATATATATAAATATAACTAGATTTGCAATATCTGGGGAAAACTAATTTATTTTGTAAATTCTTTGTAATTACCTGTATTGCAGTTGATTTGGAAGAAAATGGTAAAATGAAAAGTGTTCATCAGGTAGCCACTTTTTATAAATTTGTTGACTTATGTAGCCGTATATGCCACACTAAGAGAGTACATTACTATTTTCTAATAACAATGACACAATTCAACTTTCCTTCAAACCTAGCCGATGATCTCCAAGACGAGATCTACACTAAGCTAGTTGCTTCAGTACAACAAGACGTAAATTGCTGTAACAAGCTTTGGGCAAAGCGTGAGCAAGATGGCAGAACTTGCGACATGGCAAAAGTGTATAAGGCAAGATCTGGCAAAGTGGTAGAAGAAAAAATTTATTACTACCAAGACAGCAAAGGTTTAAAAGACATTAGGTTTATCCAGAAAGAGGATTATGCAGGTCGCATGGCTAATGACTATTACAGACCTTGGTATTGCACAGTTCATACAGGACGTTGCCATGAGCAAGCTAGAGCACAGAGAGATCATGCAGTTGCATTATGTGAGCAAAGAGTTAACGGTCACCTAGCAACTACCGATCAGATCAGCAGCCAAAGTTTCAAGCTAGGCAAAGCTAACCTTATTAACGGTATTGTTTCTGGCAAAACTGCTACTGGTGAAGATTTCCAAATTCACCTCCAGATGATGTGGAACTACCGCTACGGTGAGAACTCAGCTAACGGTTACATGACACAGTACGTCCAGTACAGAAGCGACAGACGTGGTGCTAGGCAAGAAGGCAAGTCAGTTCAGCAATCTATTACAGATGCTGAGAAACAGGCCAAGCGTGATGCCAAGCAAGCAATCATTGACCAGAAGAATTTAGCTAAATGGGAAAAATTCCAAAAGTTACCAGTTCAAATGGAAAAGTGGATTGACAAAGAAATCAAAACACTAGCTGCCGTAATCAGCGATGAGGGTCTAGCCAAGAGTCAATCAGATGCTGACAGAATGGGTTGGACATTTGATGCTGATTGGCAAATCAAATGCATTACTGGAGACATCGACAAGCACAATACTTTAAGAAATGACCTCAGACATTGGCAGAATGACGAGACAGGACTCAAAGCATTGTTTGACAAAGGTGTAGACACACGCAACAAACTTAAGGAGATGTACGGAGTTTAATTACTCCTACATCCCTTTTTTATTTACAGGAGATTTTAAAAATGAAAACTATTCAAGAAATTATTACCAGACTTAACTACCTAGAAGATCATGGTAAACAAATCCAAAAAGACAAAGGTAGCAATTACTGGTTACAAGAAGTTGGTAAATGGGAGGATTTATTTACTCGCCATCCTGACGCAGACCAGACAAGAACATCTGACACTTACCCATGGAGATGGGAAATGAAATCTGAGGGTTAACAACCCTCTTTTTTTTTGCCCAATTACTTGATTAAATGTTGCATTTAAGGCTACAATATATATATGAAATCAACTACAAAAACCCCCTTACAGGTTGTAATAGAAGAATTTGGTGGAGTTCGTGCTTTAGGCCGAGCTATTTCAAAAGATCCTTCTGCAATTTCTAAGTGGGCTAAAAGACATGGGTGCATCCCTGCAACAGAACAAAAAACAGTACTGGAAAAAGCATGGGAATTAGATTTAAACATTACCCCTTATGAATTAATTTTTGGTAGGGAATGAATTATCAGTACGATCTTTTTAATCAAACTGCAAAAAGCAATAATGCTGTCAAGCATGACAGATTAAGAACAAAACAATCTGATTATTTAGATAGTCATCACCACCCACAAGAAAAATTAAAACAATTAACTAAACTTGATGATTACATTTATGGAGACATATTGGAATTGTTTGCAGGTCAGGGTAATTTGTCTGAGCATTACAAACAAAAAGGAAATTTATATCAATGCACAAAAGAAATTACAGGTGATAGCTTTCAACATTTATTTGAATTAATAAACAATAGAAAACGATTTGATGTAGTGGACATTGATTCATATGGGTATCCAAGTCAATTTATGGATAATGTATGGCACGTTATGAAGCCTACAAGCACACTAATTATTACTTTTCCAGTAATGGGCGTTCAATGCATTAACGGCATAGTAGAACAGCATTTTATAAATTTCTGGAAATCTGCCAGACCAACTACAGGTGACGTAGTAGGTGCGGTAACAGATTACGGATTAAAGTATTGGTACTTACCAAAACTTGTAGACGTTGTAAAAATAAAACCGATATGGAGATTTGTTTTTCAATGTGTCAGAGTAAAAGCAACAGAATTTTGTACAACTAAAAACAGGTAATTATGAATTGTTATTGGTGCGACAGCGATCTTATTATTGGCGGTGATGTAGACATAGAAGAAGACATGGGTGGATATCCTGAGTTTTCAGTAATGACCAATTTATCTTGCCCCAGATGCGGTTCTCAGGTGGAAGTACTAAAAAAACGAGATGCCTTCGATTAATTAATTATTTGACAGGTGTTGCCATATGTGCTACGCTTAATTACGAAGGTGTTCTACCTTCAATTGTCGTTTACTAATTTCTATTAACAAACACAAATGGATTTAACAAAAAATGAAAAGCTTGTTTTAAACAGCAAGACTTGTCATCCATCAGGTCTACATTACATGAGGAGAAATCCTCATCCTAAAAAGGAAGACCATGGTGATTGCGGAGTTAGAGCTATCACTCTAGTTACTGGCCTAGATTACTTACGAGTAAAATTCTATGCCGATAGATGGCTACAAGAAACTGATTATTCTGAACCATGTTGGGGTTACAGGACTAGATACAAAACTGCTTATGGTGGCATGACTAGAGGTGACATGACTTCTATCCTCCATGACATAGGCCGTAGTCACAACACAGCACTAAGACGTTGGAGTTGTCGCAGATACGAAACTATGTTTCATAAAGACAACTTACCTAGCATATGCATAGTTGAACAGGCACAACATTTTGTAGCTGTTAATCATGGTGCTATATGGGATAGTTGGGATTGCAGAGGTAAGACCAAAAAATTAAAGAAGGTCGAATGCATCTGGTGTCCAGACAATGCTTGGCATGAATTTATGGACAAGCACAATGGTGACCTTAGAGCGTCAGGAGTTGTTCAATGAAGTTCAACACAGACGCAGAGAGAGATCAGCACAAGAGAGCCAGATTTAAGGCTCTCTTCTCTCAACGAGTTAACGCACTCGTGCAAAGACACAAGCAACTTCTTAATCTTGCCAATCAACGCAACTACAAATTTACAGAGGATGAAGCTAAACAAGTTGTCAGACTTTATGAATTAATGCTTGATGGAGCTAAAGAAAAATGGACAGATGTCGAGTCATACCCATTAATCAAAATTCAATTTGATCAGACGGAGCTTGACTAATGACAGACATCCAGAAACTAGAGAGGTTGGCCTACTTGGCCAATCTCCCTTACGAAAAACATACGTCAGAAGATTGGGATGAGGAGTTAGCTCTCGAATGCCAATTACAGGATCACCCTCAGTACATCTCTTTTTTAAACCCATGAGAAAAATTACTATCGAACTTTATGCCAACAGCGAGTACAAACTTGATGACAGGCTAAAAGAAATACAAATGGAAATTACCAGATTAGTTTGGCCTTCATGTTGCTTTACTGATGGCAGCCGTAAACATTTTGAGTCAGGTTGCATTGAAGAAGAAAAGCAGTATCAACTTCCTGATTATGAATATGAAAAAGAAGATCCTAATTGGAACTCAGGTGGCAATACTGTTTGTACTGGTAAATGGAAAATGCAAATTGTTCCAGACCAAGACTATGTCAACTTTCAAAAGTCAGAGGAGCTATGAAACAAACAACATCTCAAAGTGCCAAGGTTCTGTATCATCTACAGAACTACGGCCCACTAACTGCCATCCAAGCTCTTGAGCTTTTTAATTGTTTTAGACTTGCTGCCAGAATAAATGATTTAAAAGAAGCAGGTCATAACATTCAAACAGAAATGAAAAGACAGAAGAACGGCAAAAAAATTGCTGTTTATTCAATTCCAAAAACTGAAAAACAAGGAGAACTATTTTAATGACCGTAAAAGAAATTCCAATAACCAACAAACAAGATTGGTTAGAAAACAGATTGCTTGATGTAACTTCTACAGAAGTATCAGCATTGTTTAACGTCAACCCATACCAAACAGAGTTTGAGTTGTACAACCAGAAAAAAGATAAGGTTGTTGTCAACTTGGAAGACACCGAGAGGATGGCTTGGGGTCGCAAATTAGAGGACAGCATTGCTCTTGGTTGTGCTGAATCTCAAGGATGGAAAGTTGAGCAATTTGATGTATACATGAGCGATACAGAAACAAGAATGGGTAGCTCGTTTGATTACAAGATTACAAGTACTGACGAGCTAGGCATTATGGAAGTAAAAAATGTTGACTCAATGGTTTATCGCACGAAGTGGATTGACGATGGCAATGGCCATATCGAAGCACCACCTCACATTGAGATGCAGCTTCAACATCAACTTCATGTTGCCAATGTTAGTTGGGGATGTATTGCTGCACTAGTCGGTGGCAACACTTCAAAGCTAATTGTCAGAGCAAGAAACAAAGAAGTTGGTGAGATGCTCGAAACAAAAGTAAAAGAGTTTTGGGAAAGAGTTAAGTCAGGTACAGCACCTAACATTGACTATCTCAGAGATTCAGAATACATGATGAAAAATTTATATAACGATGCAGACGCAGGGTTAATTATCAATGCTGATGAAGACACAGACATATTGATTGATGATTACAATTCGATTAACAGAGAATGTGTCTCGTTAGAACAACAGAAAAAAGCAATAAAAGCACAAATTCTAGAAAAAAGTCAGGGTGCATCTAAGATTATTTCTAAATACGGAACAATTAATTGTGGCATGAGTAAAGCTAGTCAGGGTAAATACATTACTCAAGACATGGTTGGTACATACATCAACCCACGCAAAGCTTTTCGCCAATTCAGATTCAATCAACCAAAAGGAGTTTAACTAATGACCTCATCAATCACACCACTTGTAGCCATGCAAGGAACACTAGAAAAAATGGCAGACAAATTTACTGAAGCTTTGCCAAAGCAAATGGATGTAAATAAGTTTATTAGTGTTGCTAAGTTAACGCTAAATAAAAATCCTAAATTGCTTCAAGCAGACAAAACTAGTTTGATGCAGACTTTTATGAAAGCTGCACAAGATGGTTTGTACTTGGATGGCAAGGAAGCAGCAGCAGTTCAGTATGGCAACTCAGTTCAATACATACCAATGGTCGAAGGCATCATCAAGGTATTACACAATAGTGGATTAATAAAAACTTTATGTGCTGAAGTTGTATACGAAAATGATTTATTTGATTATGAGTTAGGCACAAACCAACACATAACACATAAACCATTAATTACTGGTGATAGGGGTAAACCTGTATGTGTTTATGCAATTGCTGTAACAAGTAATGATGGTCAATACATAGAGATTATGAACATGGCAGAAATAGAAAAATGCCGTCAAGTATCAAAAGCTAGTTCATCACCTCATAGTCCTTGGGCAAAATGGTTTGACCAGATGGCCAAGAAAACTGTCATACATCGCATAGCAAAACGACTACCAAAAAACGATGCGATTAGTTCTGTTGTCAGAATAGATGAGGATACTGATTTTAAACAGGCAGTAAACGTAACTCCTACACCTGACAAACAAGAGCAGCCATTGTCTAGATTAAAAGAAGCTATGGGTATGGCTAACGAAGAAGCAGATCAGGCAGCAGATAATGTTGTTAACAGCTACCGCAAGGAGGAGTAATGCATTTTTACTCCTTCAACATTGGCGATTACATTAGCCATACTAAACACTTGTCAAACATGGAGGATCTAGCATACAGAAGATTGCTAGACCTCTACTACCTACATGAACGGACGTTGAACGAGGATGTGGCAACTGTTGCACGCAAAATCAACATGAGAGATAACGTGCCAGAAGTAAAAGTAGTTTTAGAAGAGTTTTTTATTTTAGAAGTTGGCAAAGGATGGATTAATCCAAGGGCTGATGAAGAAATAGAAAAGTATCAAAGCAAGGTGCAATCAGCAATTAGAGCAGGTAAAGCATCTGCTCTTGCTAGATCCAACGCCAGTTCAACAAAGGTTCAACTAAACAAGAAACAAGAAACATTAAACAAGAAACAAGAAACAAATATAAAGCGACCTAATAATGTAACTAAAAAAACATGGGAGGATTTTCTTATTCATAGAAAAAATTTAAAAAAACCATTAACAGAAACTGCATTCAA